ATGTTGCAATCAGATTATCCCCATTGATCGAAGAATACATCGATTTCGACTATTTAAACAGCTTAGGCATCAATAAGGCCATCGTCGAATTCTTAAGAGTCAACACTTGGATCATGAAATGGTTTGACGTTGACTATTCAAAGCACACGCTGAAGGAAGGTGGCTACAAACATTTACCGCTGGAAGAGAAGATCCGTCTATTAAATAAGATTCATATTCCTGAAGTAAGCGTATGTGAGGACGTACAGGAGCATTACGATTACTGGAGAGACAATTTCAATCCGAAAAAGGATTGTTGCAACCTCAGGCTTTAAAGAAAGGAGGTAAGGACATGGCGAACACAGAAAACCTGACAATGATGGGCAAAAATCGCAATTTAAGCACAGAAGAAGCACAGAAAATAGGGTCTAAAGGTGGAAAAGCCAGCGTTGAGTCTAGGCGAAGAGAACGCACGCTTAGAGAGACGCTTGAAAAGATGCTGTCCTTGCCAATCAACGACGAACAGACAAAGGCTTTCATTCAGAATCTAGGCTTTAATGATGAAGAGCTGGACAACCGCACAGCGATTACCGTTGCGATGTATCAGGAAGCCTTAAAAGGCAACACAAAGGCATATGAGCTTATCAGAGACACCTTAGGAGAGAAACCGGTCGATAAGCTGGCCGTGGAAGAAGCGCCTCAGATCATCATAAAAAGGCCTGATAAATGATTAACGCATATGAAACAATAGCGCCTTGTTTTTGGGATGTCTTGGACGATACGATCGCAAACGGCCATCGTGAATACTGGCTGAAAGGCGGACGTTCAAGCACGAAATCGTCCTTTATTGCCATTGCTATTATTCTGAATATGATGATTGACGCCTCAAACGGCGTTTTTTCAAACTGCATGGCCTTAAGAAAAGTCGAAAACACCGTTTCCGGCTCGGTATTCAATACGATGATTTGGGCGACGGAAATATTAGGCGTTTCTAGTTACTGGAAAATGACAAGAAACCCGATGGTTATGACCTACACGCCAACAGGACAGCAGATCCTTTTCAAAGGATGCGACGATCCACGAAAAGTAAAATCAACGAAGTTCCGCAAAGGCTATTGCAAATATATATGGTTTGAAGAGCTGGACGAATTCTATGGCATGGAAGACATCCGTTCTATTAAGCAGTCTTTAATGCGTGGCGGAGACTTTATAAAGGTCTTTTACTCATATAATCCGCCGAAGATCGTTTCCAACTGGGTGAATTCCGAAGCGATGCTGGATATCGAAGGAAGGTTAGTTCATCACTCAACCTATTTGGACGTTCCAAAGGAATGGCTGTCTGAAGACTTTTTGATTGAAGCGGAGATCTTAAAGAAACAGAACGAGCTTTATTATCGGAATGAATACATGGGTGAGGCAACCGGAACAGGCGGTCAGGTATTCGACAATCTCGATTTGCGCAGCGTAACAGACGAAGAGATCAAAACATTCGATAATATCTTGGACGGCTTGGACTTTGGCTTTGCCGTCGATCCATCCGCATACATTCAGGGCTATTACGATAAAACACGCCGTAAGCTCGTTATTTTTAACGAAATCTATAAAGTGGGGCTATCCAACAGGCAATTGGCCGATGAGATAAAAGAGGTCAAGCGTGGAAGTGCTTATATCACTTGTGATTCCGCCGAACCTAAGTCGATCGCCGAATTGAAGTCTTTGGCCTTACGGGTCAAGCCGGCGAAAAAAGGCGTGGACTCCATCGATTACGGCATTAAGTTTTTACAGAAACTGACGCAGATCGTAATAGATCCGAAGCGTTGCCCGAATACCGCTAGGGAATTCAAGGGGTACGCATATGATATAGACAAAAACGGGAATTTCATTTCCCGATATCCCGACAGAGACAATCATTCAATTGATGCTGTCAGATACATGATAGAAGATTACACGATTGCCAATACATGGGTATTGAGCAACCGCAAGCTAATGTAAAAGGGGGCGCTATGATTCAGATCGCAGACTTAACCGAATACACAGAAGCGGACATCCCTAAGCTGGTCGATAAGATAAAACCGGTCTTAGAGAAAAGAAGACGTCTTCATGAGAAATACACACGAAAGGCAAGCGATACGCAAGTGATGTGGTCGCATGGAAACGAAGAGAAGATCGTTACGAAACTGCCTTTTGAGAAATTCATTACGGACTTGGCAACTGGCTACACGGCTGGGAAACCTCGTTACACCGTGAACGATTCAAAGGACGAAGAGAAAAACCGCCTGATCGAAGAGCTTTTGGACAAGCAGAGCAAGGATGATGATTATTCAAAGGGAATGGAAATCCTGATTGAATACATCACAAATTACAACGACGACGATACGGAAAACTATGATTTGATTCACGATATTTTCGAACTCACATCATGCTATGAAGTGATTTATGAAAACGAAGACAACGAAATCGTTTATGCAAAGTATGATCCGCTTCAGACCGTCGCAACGTGGGATTACGACATTCCAGCCAATCTTACCGGATTAGTCAGGTTGTGGGAAGAAAAGAACGCTCTTGGCACAGTAACACAGAAGTGTGAAGTGACAGACATCAACGGATCGAGAACGTACATTGTCGGCAAGGAAACCGCCGAAGAGATCGTCGAACAGCGTTTGAATACAAACTGGGGCGACGTTCCGGCGATTGCGGTTGAAACGGACATGGCTATTTTTGAGACGTGTGAAGACGTGATTTCCGCCTATGAGCAATTGGTGCAGAACGCAAGAAACACCTATCAGTACAACGATTCCGATTGCAAGCTTAAGATCGTCAATTATCAGCCTCAAAATCCAATGACGACGACAAACGAACAGGGCGATATCGTGGTGAATCAGGCAAGGATCGAAGAAGACAATATGTGGATCAAGTCAAGGACGATCTATGTGGGCGAAGGGGGCGACGTGACATGGCTCTCCAAACCGGTCGATGCCAATGGCGTGCAGACAATGCTGAAGATTTACATTGATCTGATCTTCCAGCTGGCTGGTATTCCTAACACAAGCGACTTGGCGTTCAATTCCGCAGACCTCAACGCTTCCGCTATCGACAGAAAATTCTATGTAATGAACATGAACACAGAAAACATCGTCGCACAGCTTAAAAAGGCCTATCTGAGACGCTGGGAGCTTATCTTTAACAGAATCAACCTGAAAAAAGGCACGTCCTTTGATTTCAGGGATATTCAGATCGATATCCCGAAGAACTTGCCGGCCAATGATGTCGAATTGATCGATGAAATGTTAAAACTGAACGGTTTGATCTCACAGCAGACGATTGTCGAGAAGCTGGGCTACAACTATCTTTCCGAAAAAGAAAAGATGGATCAGGAAACGGAGTCAAACATGATTCAGAATATCGAACGGATGCAGATGCTCCAGCAAAACGGAATCAATCCGGCGACGAATGAACCGATTGAAGAAGAAGAGACAAAAACAGTAGAAGAAAATGAAGAATTATGATGATGGCGTCAAATTGCAAGTCCTGAACATGGATCTTGAATCTGATTACAGGAAGCAGATCCTTACAGACAAGCAGATTATAGACCGGCGCTGGCGCAAAACGGAAAAGGCGATGCGTCAGGCCTATCCGCACATCGTCAGAGCCTATCGGCAGATCGGTGATGATTTGCTGGATATGTTAAAAGACATCGATTTCACCTATGAGAAGCTCAACAGAACCGTCACGCCGAAAGTGAGACGTTATGTCTCAGACAAAATTGAAACGTGGGGCGATTTGGGGCTTCTCACTGGCTATTTGGGCTATTTGGCAAGCACACATACATGGACATATAAAAGTGTCCTGAGGCTTCTTATTTGCGGTTGTTATGCCAATCGATTCCGCAAGATCAGAAGAGTGTCAAACGACGTTTTCAAAGTGGCTTCCGTTGATGCTTACGCTCAATCCATTGCGGATCGTGGCGTGAGCCGTTTTGTCTTGCTGACGCTTCCGATCATTCTATCCTTTGCCATGATGCCGGTGATGGGAAATACCTACATTGAGTATTTGGACGGGGTTTTAATATCGCAAGTGGAACAGGCGGAAGGTTTCCTGTTGGTGAACCTTCAAAGAAGCATGAACATTGATGAAAACGGTTTGAAAATCGTTTTGATTAAGCAGATACACCGGATATTGAAAGCAAACGGCAATAAATTCTCAGGGGGCTTGGACGATGCAACAAGGAACGTATCAAACGAAGCTTATACTTTTGAACCGGAAAACCGCAATCAGCGTGTGCGTTTCATTGCGGAAATGGATGAAAGGACTACTGAGATGTGCCGTTCCTTAAACAATCAGATCTTTAACACCGTTGATGAAAATGAGTTCATTCGTTATTCGGACAGCGCAAAGCAAAACGTCAAGGTCAAATGCAAAGGCCTTGTGCAAGGTCTCAATATGCCACCGATCAACGATCATTTTCACTGGTGCAGATCAACCTTAACCTATCAGGTTTAAACACTGTCTTGTCGGCAGTGTGCAGAGCGTAAAATTTTTCTTTGGAACGGGTTTTTTAAATCTTTTTCCCGTGTGTTTTCCCTTTCGTTACGCTTTGCACAGTACCGATGAGGTACTAGAACTATACAGTTCTTTCGTCACAATGTATGGACTGGCAAGAAGCGCTTTAGGGCGCTTTTTGATGGTTTGGACAAGGAGGTAAAACGATGGACGAAAATGTAAACGCCGTTCCTGAAACGGCAAGCGAAGATGTGGCTACACAGAAGCCGACTTTTGATGATTTGCTGAAAGATCCTGAGTATCAGGCCGAATTTGACCGCAAGGCCGAGGGCATGAAGAAAAAGTGGGAAAGCAATTGGCAGAAGAAAGCTGAAAAGGAGCGCTCAGAAGCCGAAGCATTGGCAAAAATGACTGAAGAAGAGAAGCACCAGCACGAACTTCAGAAGCTGGAAGCGGAACGCAAACAGGCCATCAATGAACTGAATGCTTACCGGTTAAAGGACGAAGCAAGCAAGATCGCATCGGAAAAAGGAATCGACAATTCCCTTTTGTCATTGATCGACTATTCCACCGCAACGGCGGAAAACGTCAAGGAAAAGATCGATCTGATTGAATCCGCCTTTAACAAGGCTGTCGAAAAAGCGGTCAATGAGAAGCTGAAACAGCCACGTCCTCAGGAAATCAGGGGATCTCATGTTTCCTCTGAAAAACAGTATTTAAACGAAAAATACAAAGATAATCCGTATTACAAAAAATAAGGAGGCAATATGTCAATTTTATACGGCACACAGAATGTTGACGAGAGATATTCACCGATCGTCGAACCTAATCTTTACACGGATGATATCCTCATCCCGAACGTAACTTTTACCGCTAAGTACAGTGTTGGCCCAGCCGGTCAGATTTTTGTTCACAAGCTGGACAAGAAAGCTGTCGCTGTTGGAACTCCGGGCAGAGACTTCACCGATGTAGCAGCAGACGACGAGCTGATCCCGATCGCATTAAACAATAACTACCAGCAGTCAAGAAAGCTCTATGGCGTACAGGCTAACGCTGTTGCTTTTGACATGGGCGAAGAGTATCTGTCCGACGCAATCGCAACCGTCAGAGAAGCAAGACGCTATTCCGCTTTGGCTTGCATGGCTCAGGAAGGAACAGCTGTTTCCAATACCACCGCAACCACGGCACAGACTGTCGTCACAAATCTGTTAGCTTTAAGAAAACAGATCAAAGACAATCACGGCAACGCAAACTTTGCGCTTGTCTCCACCGCAATTTACGCCTTGCTGTTAGGTGAAATCGGCATTCAGGAAGTTTATGATCCAGCCGTCAGAACAGCTGAACTGTTAAAGAGATTCGGCTTAACGATCATCGAATGCAACGGCTTTGATGAAGCACAGGCAAAATATTACGATGCAACAGGCACTTTACAGACCGTTGATCTTACCAAAATTGAAATGATCGTTGGCTCTTACGAAGCATTCTCTCTGGTCGACAATCTGGAAGTTATGAGAATCGTTGACTCCGAAATGTTCGCTGGCTCAAAGGCACAGGTCGAGATCAACAGCGGTTTAAAGGTCACATCACCAGCACAGATCGTTGTTAAGAAGATCGCATCCGTTTAGGATGTGACAAGGAGCGTCTATGACGAAGGCTAATCTATTAAGCTCAATCATCACCGATTTAGGCGCAAACTATCAGGAAAGTGATAGCAATTTACTGGGAGCGTTATTAGACGAAGCTGTCAATGACGCTCTCATTGCTTCCAACCGCTGGCAGTTCAAAGATACAGCGCTGGAAGCACAATTGGATATTTTAGGTTCAAACATCAGAAAGTGTGTGAAATCCATGTATCTGTTAAGGGGAGCGGAGGATGTGAAGTCTCAATCCGTTTCAGGCTTAAGTTCCACTTATGAGAACGCCATTGAAACGATGACACACGACATCATCCGTTCCAACAAAAGGATATTGATGTGAAACAGTTACGGTATCTGATTGAAGTTGAGATCGATAAAGCTACAAAGACGAAAATGGAAAACGGAGCAGTTGTTGCTTCTTATGCGAAGGTAAGTGATTATCTGATCCAGAAACAGGAGCTGACGGATGAAATCAGCGCATCCATTTACGGAGCGGATGTAAATCGCATGTATCGCATAAGCTCACCAAGGCATCAGCTGGAGTCGTTTTTGCGTCAGAAGGTAAACAATACATCTGACAACATTTCCCTTTACAGCGTGGTTTTAAACGGCTTCAGATTCAAGATCGTGGCCGTGAAAGAGCATTGGGTCGATATTGTTCTGTTATGAAAGAAATCAAAGAACTGGATAAAGAGTTTAAGAGGTTTGTAAAGGGCCTGACAAGCAACCTGATTGAGGCACAGAAACACGCCACCGAATACATGTTGGAGGAAGCCAAGGACAGGATTGAGATCCCGTCCGAAGCTAGAAATACGGGCCAGTTTGTCGCATATGCCAATTCCATAGAGGCATCGGAGACAAAAATGGAGAAAAACGAGATCAAATCGTCCGTATTTTCCGATTTGCTGGTCGGCGGAGACTCCAAATGGGCAGATGTCCATGTGGGGGCGTTCCTTGAATGGGGCACGGGTCCTTTGGGCGAAGCCAGCAACAGTTATGAACATGGCTATGACTATACCACTATTGCCCCGTGGGATTATCATACTTGGCTACAAAATCTTCAGATCGGAAGCTGGGGAATCGTCGCAAGACCGCACTTATATCCAGCATTTGTTCAGACACAGGACATTTTCAGGCTAAACGTTAAAGAAGCAGTGGAGGAAGCATGGCAGAAATGAACTTCACCGATTTAAGGGAACTGATCCAGTCTTATCTCAATGAAATCGAAGATATTGATTGTGGCGCACCGATCCCTGACGGCATGGTTGAAGAGGGGAAAACCTACTTTGGCTATGAGTTACAGCAGACTTTCAGGGGGTCGGATATCAACAACAGATACACAATGCAGATTGACCTGACTGGCAGACTTGTCAGGAAGGAAAACACTGAAGAAAACACACTTAAGATCATGGATGAAGCGCTTGAAGAACTGAAAGGCGCTTTAAAACAGATGAACTTCAAATATTCCTATAACGACGTTTCATTTCAGGACGGGATCCGCAAGATCCTTGTGAAGGCAAACGGCCGTTATAACGAAGCAAACAAAGAAATAGTATAGGAGGAAATATGCCTGAAACTTTAGGAACTTACAAAATTTCAGCGGGTTCAAAACTGTCCTATGGCACATTAGGTACAGGCGGAGCGTTTCCATCATCGTGGACCGATTTGTTAGGCTGTACCGAGATCCCAGAGATCGGCGGAGCGCCTGATACAGTCGAATCAACGACACTGGATAATCTGGTTTACCGTACCTATGTCAAGGGTTTACAGGATTTAGGAACTTTAGACTTCCCGTTCAACCTTGAAACGCCGTCCGCATCGTCCAACATCAACGTAATTGCTGGTTTGAATGCAGACACGTTATATGGTTGGAAGATCACTTATGCCTCTGGCATCACTGTTCAGCTGAAATCAAAACCGTCTTATTCCTTTAATGCGGTCGGTGTAAACGAGATCGAATCGTTCACGTTGCATCTGATCCCTGAAGGAGAACCTACAATTACGGTTCCAGCGTCTGTATAAGGGGAGCCGAAAGGCTTCCCCTTTTTGAAAGGAGAAACATGAAGACATTTACTTTTGAATTAAACGGAAAAGAAATCAATATGCGCCTTACTTCACAGGATTCAATCAAGATCGAAGAGGCGTACAAAATCAAATTGCTGGATTATGTCCAGGATTATTCCATCAAAACGATCGTCAATCTTTTAAGATACATGCGCAAAGGCGGAGGCGAAAAGGCCTTTTCACAGGACGATGCGCAGAACTTCTTTGACGAATTAGTGGACGAAGGATGGTCCTTACAGAAAATGATTGAGGATATCATCCTTCCGACATGTGTTGTTTCAGGGCTTTTAACACAAAGCGACCTTCAGAGAGTGGAAGAGAAGAAAGAAGATCTGAAGGCAACGCAAGCCTAAAGGAAACAATCGAGAAACTTTATACCTTATTACTTGAATTTGACTTCACTTACGAGCAGTTATACGACATGACCGTAAGTGAATTGATAGATACGTTAGAGGCACGCCGTAAAGGCTTGGGGTATCGGATGTGGAAAGAATCATACCTGATCGCATGGGCGGTGATGGGCAAACACTATCCGAGAACGCCTGAAAAAGCCTCACCTGAACTGTATCGGAAGAAGAAGACCATACAGATGCCACCAAATCTATTGAAAAGGCAGATGCAGAGGCTGGGAGATTTGAATTATGAATGAAGAGTTTGCGATACGATTAAAAACAGTCTTGGATCAGTCGTCCATTGAACAGACGATGGCACAGCTGGGAAAAATGAAGGACACGATCAGCCAGACGATGAGTGAAGCTACATCGAAGGCGACAAGCTCTGGAACGGGATCCTTCAACTTTGATACATCGGGCGCACAGGAACACATGGCGGAAATTGCCTTGTTGCTGGACAAATTAGATACGTTGGAACAGGAATATGAGATCCTTTCAACCGCAAAACCGTGGGCTGGTCAACAGGAAGAGCTGTTAAAACTGGCGTTTGAGATCGAAAAGGTCAAAAACAGGATCAAGAGCCTCACAAAAGACAACGGAGGCGGAATGTCCATGTTTTCAAAGACCGTTATATCCGTCAACAATGGCTTTAAAGATGTCAGAAGAAAC